CTATGTGATGGTTGTTGACTCTGCGGGCGTCCCAAGCCCTGCTTTGATTGTGATGAAGTCCACGCAACTCAAGAAGTCGCGCAAGTGGAACAGCATGATGCAGTCAGTGAAGATGCAAGGAGCGAACGGCATGTTCACGCCTCCCATGTATAGCCAGATGTATCGTCTGAGTACTGTGGGCGAGTCCAATGACAAGGGTAAGTGGTTTGGTTGGGAAATCGAACGTATTGGCCAAGTGGACAAAGACGACATTTATTTGAGTGCGAAAGCCTTTTCTGCTCAGGTGAGTGTTGGTGACGTCAAGGTCAAGCACGAGGGCGATGCTGAAGCCTCAGGCAACAAAGCGCCATTCTGAAATTCGGGGCCGAAAGCGGATGCTGCGTGACTCTGAAGTAAAGCGCATAGGAAGCAGTGCAGCGAGTAGGCCCCACCTACCCGAGAAAGCAGAATGACCGACATCACACGGTTCAAGGCCATATTCTCCGGTTTGGATATAGCCTATGGAACATACAAAATTGAAGGGTCTCGTGGAGATGGAAAGCAAGCTGGCAAGGCCGTTGTTGTCCGAAAGCCTCCGACCGATGACCTCTGGGAAAAGCATCTCACGGGTGTTGAACCAAGTCTTGGAATTATCCCAATCAGGGCGGATAACACCTGCATCTGGGGCTGTATTGATATTGACCAGTATCCACTGGATCATGCTGGGTTAGTCAAGAAAATCAAGAGCCTGGAGCTGCCCCTTGTTGTTTGCCGCAGCAAGTCAGGTGGCGCGCATGTCTTCTTGTTTACCAAGGAGCCCATTGCGGCCGCACGCATGCAGGAATACTTGCGCACCTGTGCTGCATTGCTTGGAGAGGCGGGGCGGGAGATCTTCCCCAAACAAGCCGAGATTTTGGTTGATCGTGGCGACACGGGCAACTTTCTTAACTTGCCATATTTCGGTGGCGATCAAACCATGCGCTACGGCATCAAGGAAGACGGCAGTGCCGCTACCTTGGAGGAGTTTTACGAGATCGTCCAGGCCAACATACAGGGCACTGACCTGGTTGTGCCGGAGCCGCCAAAGAAAGCAGAACAAGTCATCCCAGACGGCCCGCCGTGCCTACAGGCCCTGTGCACACAAGGTATTCCAGAGGGCGGCAGAAACAACACACTGTTCAACGTGGGTATCTATCTCAAGAAGATCCATCCAGTGAACTGGGAAAACCCACTCATTGAGCACAACTTCAAGTACGTGCATCCTCCGCTTCCCAACAACGAAGTGCAAATACTGGTTAAGCAGCTCAACAAAAAAGACTACCGGTACAAGTGCAAGGACGCGCCGCTCAATTCTTTTTGCAATTCAGGACTTTGCAGGACCCGCAAACACGGGGTCGGGGCCCACGGCCCTGATGCACCACAACTGTCCTCTTTGTCAAAGTACAACTCCGAGCCCCCACTGTGGTTCTTGGATATCAATGGCAAGCGTATCGAGCTCGATACCGATCACCTGTACAACCAAAGCATGTTTCAAAAGGCATGCGTTGACAAGATCAACGTCTTGCCTCCAACGCTGCGCAAGCAGGACTGGGAGCAGATGCTTAATGCATTGCTCAAGGAAATGGTGGAGTCTGAACAAATCCACGAGGCCACTGACGACACCAGCATCACCGGGCGCTTTGTGGACCTGCTGGAAGAGTTCTGTACTCACTTGCAACAGGCCATGGACCGCGATGAGATTTTGCTTGGCCGCCCCTGGACAGATGAAGAAGAGGCCAAGACCTATTTCCGCATGAAGGATTTGGAAGCTCACCTAAAGCGCAACAACTTTGTGGGCCTGACCGCTCCGAAGATGGCACAGCGCCTACGAGACCTTGGTGGAGAACCTATCCCCCTGTTCCTCAAGGGCCGTGCGACACGTTGCTGGCGATTGCCTGGGTTTAAGAAGCAGGACGCGCCTTTCAATACACCCGAACAAAAGAAACGGAGCCCATTTTGAATGATGATGAACGCCCCCTGAAGATGGATAACTTCGAAGACTGCTTTGTTGGCACTTGTTGCACATGGCACGGCAACCAAAAAGTGGAGCGGCTGATATACAGCGGCGACAAGATGGTGGACAAGCTCACCGCAGAAGACGACAGCATGGATGTAAATGAGGCCCTGGAATACATCGAGTTCAACATCGAAGGCGCTTACGTAGGGCCACACACTCCGATCATCTTGTGGGAATGCACGTTGGAAGACATCGAGGAACGCTATGCAGATTAGAAAAATCTTCGGCCCTCCAGGCTCGGGCAAGACGACGTTCTTACTGAACATCGTCGAGCAAGAATTGAGTGACGGCGTTCCATCCTTAGGCATTGGCTACTTTTCTTTCACCAGAAAGGCTGCCAACGAAGCACGGGACCGCGCCATCACCAAGTTCCCTAACCTCAACCCGGACCTTGACTTCCCATGGTTTCGCACGCTTCACAGTCTGGCCTATCGCTGCCTTGGCATCGGCACCAAAGACATGATGTCGCCAGAAGACTACAAGGCCTTTGCCAAAGAGGCAGGCATTGAACTCTCCATTGAGAACGGCGACGAGGACTTCATGGTAAAGGTGGACAACCCAATCCTGAACGAGATCAACATCGCACGGATCAAGGGTCTGGACCTACGCACGCATTACAACCAGAGCAGCATGGACATTGAGTGGTTCCACTTTGAGTTTGTGGAGCGTGCTTACAGGCATTACAAGCAAAGTCGTGCGCTCTTGGACTTTACTGACCTGCTCGAGCAGATCGTGCATCAGCCTGAGAGACTTCCTAGACTGGACGCGCTGATCATCGACGAGGCACAAGACCTCTCCCGCTTGCAGTGGGACTTGGTGACAGAGTTGGCCAAAAGGTCAAAGCGTTCTTTTTTAGCCGGGGATGATGACCAGGCCGTCTACAACTGGGCAGGGGCCGACGTCGATAGTTTTCTAAACTTTAACGGCGCAATCACCATCCTCGATCAATCCTACCGCGTGCCTGCCAAAATCCACGCAATGGCCAATGTAATTGTGCACCGCATAAAGAAGCGCCAGCCAAAGGTATGGAAGGCACGTGCCGAAGAAGGGCACATCCATTACTACAACGACTTCTCCCATGTGGACATCAGCCACGGCAACTGGCTAATTCTTGCCAGTACCAACTACATGCTTACCGAGATGCACACGTGGATTAAGAGCCAGGGACTGCTGTTCGAGCGCCACGGACAACGCAGCATCTCAGAAGGCATTCTGTCGGCCGTGTTGGGCTGGGAAAACCTAAGACGCGGCAAAGAATTGCCGTTCCCTGTTGTCAAGAACGTCTACAAGTATTTGGGCTCCGACTTTATCAAGCACGGGTACAAAGGACTACGGCTCGCGGACCCCAACGGCGTGTACAGCATGGAACGCCTGCGACAAGAACAAGGGCTCTTGGCTCCCGACATCATTTGGCACGAGGCACTCCTGAAGATTGGCGAAGACAAGCGTGACTACATCATCGCGCTCTTGCGACGCGGCACAAAGCTCACGGGCAACATCCCCATCAAGCTGTCCACGATCCACGGAGCAAAGGGCGGAGAAGCGGACAACGTGCTACTGCTCGGGGACCTTTCCACGCGCTTTGCCAAGGAGTACGAGCGCAACTCAGATGACGTGAATCGACTGCTGTATGTGGGCATCACGCGCGCCAAGCAAGCACTGCACTACGTGCTTCCAAAAAATGAACTCAAGGGATTTCGACTGTGAAAACCATGCCAATGTTTCCAACACTCACCGAGTGGATGCCACCGGAGACTTTCCCCAACCTGTCCACCGCCAAGGAGATTGCAATTGACCTCGAAACTTGTGACCCACATATGGAATCTTTTGGGCCGGGATGGCCCCGTAATGACGGCTTCATTGCTGGTTACGCTGTGGCTGTTGACGGCTGGAGCGGATACTATCCTGTTGCTCACGGCGGTGGTGGCAATCTTGATAAACGTCTTGTTGAGCGGTGGATAAAAGATGTCCTGGCTACTGACGCTGACAAAATCATGCACAACGCGGCTTATGACTGCGGTTGGCTTAGGGCCAATGGATTCACCGTCAACGGGCGAATACTTGACACCATGCTTGCCGCCCCGCTCCTGGACGAGAACCGCTTCTCGTACAGCCTCAATGCGCTTGGCTTTGACTACCTTAAAAAGGTCAAATCGGAAGCCCTGCTTAAGCAAGCCGCCGCTGATTTTGGCGTTCATCCCAAGAAAGAGCTGTGGAAGCTCCCTGCCATGTATGTCGGTGAATACGCCGAGCAAGACGCGGCACTGACCCTAGAGCTGTGGCATTACTTCAAGATAAAGTTGCGACAAGACGAGGTCGAGTCAATCTTTGACCTGGAGACAGCGGCCTTTCCCGTGCTGTTGGAGCTCACCTTGAAGGGCATCCGCTTTGACCGTGAAAGGTGCGAGAAAACTATCCACAAGCTTGTCCAAAGAGAGAAGGCCATCTTTGCAGAGCTCAAGTCTTTGTGTGGAGGAACTGTGGATATCTGGGCGGCCGCCAGCATTGCCCATTCGTTTGACAAGTTGGGGATTTCCTACGGCAAGACCGCTGCCGGCGCGGCAAGCTTTACAAAAGGCTTTCTGGACTCCTGCGACCACCCCGTGGCCAAGCTGATTGTCGAAGCGCGCGAGACCAACAAGACCCACAGCACGTTCTTGCAGCCCTACCTCGACTTCAGCGCCAAGACAGGCAGGATTCATCCTCACGTCAACCAGATGCGCAACGACGAAGGCGGCACGATCACCGGCCGCCTGTCCATGAACAGCCCCAACCTCCAACAAGTGCCCGCCCGCCACGAAATCATCGGGCCCATGGTGCGCTCACTCTTCCTGCCCGAAAAAGGGCAGATTTGGGCAGCCAACGACTTCAGTTCCCAAGAACCACGGCTTTTGGTGCACTACGCCACGCTCTTGGACCTGCCCGGCGCAGAGAAGATGGCAGACGCCTATAGGGAAAACCCCGATACCGACTTCCACCAAATGGTCGCCGATATGGCAGGAATCAAGCGAAAGCAAGCCAAGACCATTGGTCTGGGCCTGATGTATGGCATGGGCAAGGCAAAGCTGGCCCATGAGTTGGACCTGCCCGTGGAGGAGGCCAGCGAGTTGATTGGCACCTTTCACACCAAGGTGCCGTTCTTGAAGGGCACTGTGAACGCGGTCATGAAACGGATTGAACATCCGGCATCTGGTGGGTCCATCAGAACGCTCCTGGGACGCAAATGCCGCTTCCCGTTGTACGAGCCGGTGCAGTGGGGCGTGAACAAGGCGCTCCCTTATGAGCAGGCCATCGTGGAATACGGCCCAAGGATCAAGCGCGCGGCCACCTACAAAGGCCTGAACAAGCTGATCCAAGGCTCTGCCGCCGACCAAACCAAAGCGGCCATGGTGGCTTTGCACAAGGCGGGGTTTCACTTGATGCTTCAGGTTCACGACGAGATCGCCCTGAGTGTTAACACGGCTGAGGAAGCACGCGACGCGGCCCATATCATGGCAACCGCCGTTGACTTGGAAGTCCCGTCCCGGGTGGACGTGGAGATGGGCCCAAGCTGGGGAGAGGCCAAGTAAAGGTATGATTGAGGGGAAGCTTCTTGCAGTTGCTTCGATCAGTCTCCTTTATAGGCTAGGGTAACTCCTAGCCTATTTTTTGTTGCAAGACCTAAAGATTTTCGATACACTGCAAGCCAGATCACAGAAAGGAGAGTCAATGACTTTAAAGAAACCAGGAAGAAACATTCCGCCCGTACAGCGTCTTAAGCCTTGGATGTCTGTTGCTATTCGCATGGAGACCTACGCCAAGCTTAGAGAAATGAGCGAGTTCTACGGCAGGGGTATGGGAGACCAGATGCAAGTCTTGGTAGACCCGGCGTTCGAGATTGCATTAAAAGCGGCCGAAGAACGAGAAGCCCTCATCGAGAGTGGTGAAACACCTCCACCCAAGCCCAAAGCCAAGGTCCGTCTTAAGAAAGCTAAACAGGTTGCCAAACATGTACAAGTCAAACGTCCAGTTGTCCGTAAATATTATCTTTGACGTGTTGCCTCCCATGGAGGTTGACGGCTCATGGCTCCCGGAGCAAGTGGAGATCAAATCCATCTATCTGGAAGCGGCCTCTATTCGCAGCAAGAATGGACGTGGGCGCATTGATATCACGCGTGCGTTCAGCACAGAGGACCTCATAAACTTCGAGGACGAGATTGCAACCCGGCAGAACCAACTGCCATTCGAGGAAAAATAAATGATTGTCAACAGATTGATGCACGTGTCTCAAATGACACGGGACAAGGAACTATCGGCCCTGCTCAAAGAAGCAGCGGATTTGATAGAGAACTTGCAGACCTGGAAGATACGTTGGGCGGAAAGAGACTTGGCCTATGCGCATTTGTATGAAGAGTACAAGCTGGTTTGTGCGAAGCTTGATCCAACCCACATACAGTCTTATCAAACAATGGCCCAGCAAAGGAAAAAGCTAGAGGCACAAAAGAAACAAGAAGAGGAGAACAAGTCATGAAGATTTCTCAAGTACGATTTGACGAGTTCATCGGCCCACGGGCCTTTGAGAATGATGATGGGTGGTCGGCCACGGTGTGGCAACAGGCCTGGGAGGCCGCTCTTGAGGAGGCTGCAAAAAGATTCGATACAATGCCCACAGCGGATGGTTCTGGTGTATCATCCGCTCAATATTTAAGAAAGATGAAAGGAGAGTGATATGCCATTCAAGCCATTGCTTCGCGCATTCCCAAGTGTTCTCGTGAGAGACAGTAAGGGCATGTTGCTGAGAGATTATTTTGCGTCTGACGCCATGAAGGGGTTGTTGTCCGACCCCGACTGGAGACGGGACATGGACTTTGACGACACTGCTCGCGCCGCGTACAAGATGGCTGACGCAATGTTGAGAGTGCGTGAAGAGAAGCAAGAGACGCAAGAGGAAACTGTTCCCCCCGGCACCCTCATAGAGACAGGGGGCGAGGAATGAACTGCCCCGAATGTGGAGCCTGGACCACGGTCAGCGAGACACGCCTGACAGTTACACGCTACAGGCGCAGAAGAGAGTGTGGCAATGGACACAAATTCACGACAGAAGAGGTTGTTGTTCCCCAAAAGCAACTTGATGCGGAATCAGAAAACCGCCTCAAGGCTTTCAGAGAAAAAACAACCACCATCTAGAGCAACTGCAATTTTTCAACCACAAAGGAGTTTCACATGAGTACCAATCTTTCCGCTAAAGGCCAAAAGGTCTATGAGTTTTTTAGAAAAAATCCCAACGCAAGTGCCTCTGCGGCAGCGGCCAAGCACAAGATGAGCATCTCCAACGTCTACAAGATGCGCGCCCGCGCCTTGGAAGACTTGAGGAATTTTGTCGTCCCTGAGATGTTGCCCATGCCAGAACCAGTCAAGGTCACGCGCAGCCCTGCATCTGAGGCCCCCAACGTAGACAAGACCCTGGACGCTCGGGCCGAGAACTACGGCAAGTTCAAGGATGGTGCGGCGTTGATGCAGGCGATCAAAAGGGAATTGGCGGCCCACGCGGCCAAGCATGGCAAGACCTTTGCCGATGACCAGTGGGAAGCCCTTGAGATGATCGTCCACAAGATCGGGCGCATCGTCAACGGCAATCCCGACGTGATTGACCACTGGGTGGACATC